CGTGGTGCATCGCCGCCAGCCGCCAGCCGGGCGCCAACGGGATGCCGTGGCGCTCTAGGGCCTCGCCGAGTTGTTCGACGCTCCGCACCACCTCGTATCCAAACTGCAACCGCGCCATGGCCTGCCCGAACGCGGCTTGTTCTGGCGTCGCGGTGTTCTTCCCCGCTTTCAGTTCCACGCCGAGGAAATAGCCCGGCGCCCAAATCATCACATCCGGAAGCCCGCGCTTGACGCCGCGCGCCTTCTGCATCTGGCCCTGTCGCATCGTCTGCTTGCGCTCGTGGCCGACGCTGGACCAATGGCACGGCGCCGGCAAATGGCTGTTCAGCAGCATGCGCGCGCGGGATTGGAGGCGGTCTTCGGGTCTCATGCCGCCGCCACGCTAAACAGGTCCACCGCGCCCCGCTCCGCGCCTTCCAAAGCATGCACGGCCTGGCGCCAGTAGGACGGTTTCAACTCGCACCCGAAGAACCGCCGCCCGCGCTTTACGGAAACAACGCCCTCCGATCCGATGCCGAGGAATGGCGACAGCACCACATCGCCGGGGTTGCTCCACATCGTCACCGCCCGATCGATCAGCGGCAGTTGCAACGGGCACAGATGCCTCTCGTCCGCTTCGTCTCGCGCGGCGTCAAGGCTTACGGCATCCCCGACCCACTTGGATGCCTCGGCCTTGTTGTTCAGAACCGCCGTCTGCGAAATGTCGAACCAGACCGGCGAGGCCCATTTCTGCCAGAGGTCAACCGGGAAGTCGGCCGGCTTGTGCCCTACCGGCTCGGCGTTTTCGCCTGGCGCGCGAAAGATCAGCAGATAGTCAGGCGTGCCGGGCCACGAGCACGTGCTGTCTTTCAAGATTTGCTTATGCAGCAAATGCAACGCTTTCGTGCGTGTCATTTCCACCACGGGATCGCGCCAAATAGTGACGCGCCGCACAAACGTCCATCCGGCGCGGAGATGCGCGGCCACGATGTCATCACTGAACGGCTTTGTGCCGATGTATCCATCCTTCCACTTGCGCGTGGGCAGGTCGGAACAATGCACGGCCGTCATCCGGCCCGGCTTCGTCACCCGCAGCTTGTGGCGAATGATAAATTCGTAATGCAAGAAAAACTCGGCGTCATTCGCGGAATTGCCGAGGTCGGATTCGCTCTCGGAATACACGAATAGGTCGCCGAACGGAGGCGAGTAGACAGAGAATCCAACGGATGCATCGGGCAACTGCGCCAACACATCGCAGCTATCGCCGTTGATGGCGGTCCATCGTTCTCCGTGGGCGGAGTTCAAGCATGTAATTTCGCTCATGCTCCAAACCCCCTCATCAGCCATGCTTCAGTGTTTTCACGCTGCACGATAAACCCGCCGTAAGCATCCTCATGCGCCAGCCATACGCCATGAACCCGACACAATTTGACGATTTCCGCCATAAACGCGGTCGCCACTTCCTGCGACACCGGATCAGGCTTATTCGGCGGCGGCGCGCTTTTGTCGGCACGATACAAATTAGGCCTTACTGCATCCTGCAACCATTGAGGAACAGGCACCTTCACGCCGTCATCCATTGCGGCATCCTCCCTACGTGATTTGGTTCATATCGGACGCGAGTAACCACCCGCTCGATCCGGCTTCGCGCCATGGCCGCAGCCATCGCGCGCTTCATGGTAGCGTGGTCGCCGGCTTTGCGGTCAATCACTCGCCCGATCTGGTCCTCGCCCTCGGCAACGATCAGATGCACATCGACGGGGCGCGTCTGGCCAAAGCGCCAGCAACGCCGCACGGCCTGATACCATGCCTCGTAGCTGAAACTGCGGCCAACAAACGCCATCCGCGCCGCGTGCTGCCAGTTCAACCCCATACCCGCAACGCTCGGCTTGGTGATGATGTATCGCGCTTCCCCAGCCGCAAACGCCGCTAAAGCTTCTTCCTTCCGGTCTGGCGTGTGCGATCCCCGCACCTCCACGGCCCCAGGAACCGCCGCCCTAAGCGCATCGGCTTCGGCGTCGTTGTCGCACCAGATAACCCAAGCCTCACCCGGCTCAGCTGCCACGAGTGCGCCCACAGCATCGGCGCGGGCCTGTGCCGTCTCGCGCTTGACCGCGTGCATGTTTGTCGCGCTCATGTCGCCCGCGAACAGCATCCCGGCCGGCGCGCGCGTGTCGCCCGCCGCCTTGTGCCGATGGATCTGAAGCGCAGGCAACACAAAGCGGGATGCGTCGTATCCAAGATCGGCCGGCGTCTCGGCGCACCGCGCCCACGAGGCCACCCAATCCCAAAACGCATCAACCGCGTGGCCCTTGATGCGCCACTGTTGGCTGGCCGTCGCGGTGTCGTTGATGAACCATCGCGACAGCATCTCGACGTTTCGCATTTGGCTCAAAAATTCCGAATGCGTGCCCAGCTCCATGTGATCGTTCGGCGCCGGGGTTGCCGTGCTGGCCAGCTTGAACCGATGGCCAGCAAACGACGCGATCAATGCCCGTGTCGTGGCGCCCGTAAAGCTCTTAAGAATGGAGCTTTCGTCGAGCGATACCGCGCCGAACTGCACCGTATCCAGCGCGCCGAGGCGGTCGTAATTGCATACGTTGATGCCGTCGCGCGCTTCGTCCTGGCTGCGGATCACGCGGACGTTGTAGTTCAGCGCCAGCCCCTCGCGCTCGATCTGCCGCGCCACGGCCAGCGGCGTCAGGAGCAACGCGCGCCCGTTCGTGGCGGCGGCGGCTTGCTGGCACCACTCCAATTGAATGCGCGTCTTGCCAAGGCCGGTGTCCAGAAACATCGCAGCCCGGCCCTGGCGCAGAGCGAAAGCCACGCACTCGGCCTGATAATCGAATAGGTGCGCCGGCATGGCGCCGGGCTCTATGCCCACGGCCTGCGGCTTAGGGGCTTTGCCGGCAAGGAACGCCGCGTAATCAGGATGCAGCATCAGTAGAAATTCCCCCGCCCCGGCGCTTCATCCGCAAACTCAAACCCCGCCGCCTTCATCTGCGCCCGCACCTCCGCCTCCATATCGACGCGGTAGACAATGCGCGGCGGGCTATCCATCGTTGGCTGGCCGATCACGCGCACGGGACGCGTGGCCGTGCGGCGTGTAGCGGCGTACGTGGCCTGCTTCAGTTCGTCGTCGGTCATGGGCCCACCCCAAAATGAAACCGCCCCATCTTCTTCTTCGCGCGCTGTATCCAGTTGCCGTCATCCCCCGCCATCGCCACCGCATGCGCCCGGATCACCTCCCGCCCCTCGCCCATGTCGGCGGTCGTGGCGTGAACGGCGGCGGCGGGGCAGCGCGTGATTTGCCCGCCGGCTGCGAGGAAGTCGGAAACGCTTTGAGCGCGGAACGCCGGCTTGACGACAACTGGCCGCACGTAGGTGGAGGCGGGCGGCTTGGCGCGGCGCAGGTCGAAATGGCGCACGATCTTGCCGACGGTCTCGCGGTTGATCTGATTCTGCCGGCCGATGCGTTCCATCGACTGGCCCGCCAGCAACGCCGCCGCGATGATGGGCCGCAGTCTCTCCCATCGCTCCAGCCGGCGCCGTTCCACCGCCTCCAGCCCAATAGCCGGCGGGCGGGGCGGCAGTTTGATGCGATGCGCGCGGCCGATTACCGCGTTGGTCGTCACGCCCAGCCGCCGGCCAATTTCTGCGGTAGGCAACCCCTCCGCCCACAACGCGGTAAGCTGCGAATCCTTCCCCGGCCAGTCGCTCATCGCACCCCCTTAAGCGCGGCCAGTTCCAAGGCCGTCAGTTTCAACCCGTAAACAACCGACGCGACGCTAATGCCGCGCTGGATCAGCATGCGGGCGCGAACCAGACGTTCGGTTTCCCGCAGTCCCGGCGGCTCCGGCTCTACCGGGTTCGCCAGTTCTTCCTGCAAAGCCTCGATGCGGTGGCGCTGCTGTGCCCGCGCCTCCTGCACCAGCGCGCGCTGTGCGGCTGCACGGCGCTTGCCATCGAGAACCAAAGGCCGTTTGCCGAGGTTCAGCGCGTTCGCCTTGGCGCGGATGGCAACTAACGTGCGGGCCAAGCGGCCCGGCAGGTCCATATTCTGGATCGCGGAATCAATCCACGCCCGCCGCAGCGCATCCACGTCCTCCGCCGTCCACGCCCGTTCTTCGAGGCGTTTCGCGATGGCCTGGCGCTTCGCCGCGCGCCGCGCCGCCTGTGCGATGCGCAGGTCGCGGATCACGCACCCGCAGTTCGCCGCCTCGCCGATCCGCGCGACGTGCCGCGCCTTGCGCTGCACCGTGACGCCGCAGTCGCATTGCCAGACGTATTCCGCCTCGCCATGCACAGGGCCGACGCAGCGCAGCGCCAACATCTTGCCGTAGCGGTCGCCTGTGCGGTTTCTGGCAGGCGTGCGCGCCCCCTCAAAAAGCACCCCCGGCGCGCACGAAGCGGCCGGGAACGAGTTTGAGGAAAAGTGCGGGGGATGGAACACGGGCCTGCCCCCCGCCGCAGGCTCAACCGGGGGGAGAAGCCCGCCCGTGCCCAACTCTCCACCAACGCGCGGGAACTGCCCCCGGCCCGCGCTGGTGGCAACCACACCCGCAGGCGTGCCCGCGCCCGCGATATCAGCGGAGTGGTTGGAACTCATGGCGCCCTCACCGTCACCAAATCGCGGACCTTGACGGCGCCGCTTGTGATTTCCTCAATTTTGACCGCCGTATGAAGCGGCGGCGTCCTGCGACCTGTCACCCAGCCGTGCGCCGTTGAAATTGGCACGCCCACATCGGCCGCGAATTGCGTCAGCCGGATACGGTGCCTGAACAGATATTCGCGGAGGGGTGTCATGGCGCGAAGATTGTCACCGCGCGCAATCCGGCGCAAGGGGAATTGCAGGGACACGGGAAAAATTTGCGAAGCGCGTAAAACCTCTTGCGTGGTGTTTCGCGCAATGCCAAACTCTCATTGTCAGACAAACGGAGGACGCCATGCAAACTTACCCCACCGACCAAGCCATCATTGCCGCAACGTGCGGCGCCACCGCGCATGCCGCCGAGCGGCGCGCCCGCTTGGAAGCCGTGTCTAGCAGTCTCCATTTTTCTCTGATGCTGTTTCTGCTTGCGGCTCGCGGGCGCCGGATGCCGATCACTGCAATCAGGACGCGACTGGACGCCGGATGCATCGCGGCCCATCGCGCGGTGGAGGCATAACATGCCCTACCCCGATAACTTCAACTCCCGCGCTTACGATGCCGGCCCCGGCGGCACCTACCGCCCCGAACCGCCGCTGATTGTGGCGACGGCCGACGATATTCACAACATGCAGCGTTACCGAGCCGCGCTCGTCGTGGCGATGGCCAGTTTGCGCACGTTCTCGTGGGATTTCGACAGCACGGAAATTCCGCCGCATGCCTACCTGCTGGCCGATAGCGAGGCGTTCCTCGCCCAGATGGACAAGGCGCTGGAACAGGCGCGGCTTAGCCGGGAGTGGCTGTGATGACGAACCCCCGCGACAACCTGTCGCACATCCTGGAAGAACATCGGAAGTGGCGCTTGGGCGACGGTGGCGCCCGCGCCAATCTGGCCGGCGCCAATCTGGCCGACGCCAATCTGGCCCGCGCGGATTTGGCCGGCGCCAATCTGGCCCGCGCCAATCTGGCCAGCGCCGATCTGGCCCGCGCCTATCTGGCCGGCGCCAATCTGGCCGACGCCAATCTGGCCAGCGCCAATCTGGCCGGCGCCAATCTGGCCGACGCCACTCTGGCCGGCGCCAATCTGGCCGACGCCAATCTGGCCAGCGCCAATCTGGCCGGCGCCAATCTGGCCGACGCCAATCTGGCCGGCGCCGATCTGGCCGGCGCCAATCTGGCCGGCGCCAATCTGGCCGGCGCCAATCTGGCCCGCGCCGATCTGGCCCGCGCCTATCTGGCCCGCGCCGATCTGGCCCGCGCCGATCTGGCCGGCGCCAATCTGGCCCACGCCAATCTGGCCAGCGCCGATCTGGCCCGCGCCTATCTGGCCGGCGCCAATCTGGCCGACGCCAATCTGGCCAGCGCCGATCTGGCCCGCGCCTATCTGGCCGGCGCCAATCTGGCCGACGCCAATCTGGCCTCGCAGCACATCATTGACGGCGGGCAGCGCATCGACGGTTATCGCTTTGTCGGCTGGATCAAAGGCGCCGACATGATGATCCGCGCTGGGTGCCGCAACCTGACGCTGGCCGAATACCGCGCGCACAACGCAAAGCGCGAGGACGTGGCGATGCGTGACGAGACGTCTTCGATCCTGGATCATATCGAGCGTGTGGCGCGTGTGCGGGGGCTGATCTGATGCTTATCATCCATTCCATCCACGAAACCCCGCCAGCCGACGCCGCGCTGGCTTACGCGCTCGACCGTTGGCTGCCCGGCGCTGAACCCCACGAACTGGAGCACGTCCGCGAGCGGCTGCGTGAGCGCGGGTTTGATGTGCTTCCGCTGATTAGGGAGGTGAAGTGATGACCCGCCGCATCCCCTTCTACATGGAAGTCTACACCCCCGAGGACGTGGAGGATTTTGAGCGCACCCTGGCGCAAGAGATTGCCATGCTGGCCAAGGAAACCGACTCGGCGTGGCGCGAGCCGCTGGCCGAATGGGTGGCGATGGACACGGCCTGGCTCGCCGAAATGCGCGAGGCGGTGTTCCCGTCGCTCCCGTTCCGCTTGCCGGTGGGTTTGCCGGCGCCGCGTCCGGTGCGGGAGGTGGGGCGATGACCTGGGACTTGATGCACCTGGTTCCCGCCGCCCTGTGCGCGCTGGGGGGCCTGATTTGCGCGCAGGAAGCCGCGTTCAACATGCGGCTGGGCGAGAACACAACCGCCGTGCGGGCCGGGCTTTCGATGGTCGTGTGCTGGGTTGCGGCGGCGGTGTCACTTTGGGAGGCAATGGTATGAGCGCCATCCGCCCTTTCCAAACCCTGGCCTCCCCCACCCTCCGCGCGATCATGGACGACACCACCCCGGCGCGCATCCGCCTGCGCCAGATGGCCGCGCAACTCGCCGGCAAACTGGAAGCCGGCAACCTCCGGCGGCTGCCTCAGTGTGAATTGGTCGAGTTGCGCGCGCTGGTGTTCGCCATCGAAGCCGTGGCCGACCAACTCGCCGAGGCCGCGCGGCCCCCGCCTTCCCCGCCGCCCCGCCGATGGTGGCCGTTTAGATAACCCCGCGCCGCTGCGCCACGCAACACGTCGCTCCGCTCCGCACCGCACCGCACCGCGCCGCAACGCAACGATTTGTTTGAGGCTTTTCTCCGCTGCGCATTGTTGCGCTACGCGCCACAGCGCCGCGCCTCGCTTAGCACCACAACGCAAGGAACCACGCCATGAATACCAGCATCGCCACCGTCCGCATCGTCGGCATCACGCCGCTGAGCCAGTCGCGCCAGCACGACGAACCAAAGTTAGAAGGGGAACGCCCCGACGATTACGATAAGCGCACGTGGCGCTCCAAGCTGAACGTCTCCGAGCGGGACGGCAAGCAGACGGTCGTGATCCCCGCGCACGGGCTGCACCAGGCCATCGCCAGCGCGGCCAAGTATTCCAAGCGCCAGATTCCCGGCCAGGGCAAGGCGACGTGGACGGCAAAATTCACGGCCGGGATTACGCTGCTGGATGATCCGGCGCTGAACATCGACCCCGCCACCGTGGACGCTGTGACCATCAGCGCGAACGCTGATGGCATCCGGGGTTCCGGCAAGCGCGTGCCCCGCAAGTTTCCGGTAATGCCGAAGTGGTCCGCGACGTTCGATGTGATCATTCTTGATCCGATCATCAGCGAGGATATCTTTCGCGAAATGTTGACGATGGCCGGAATGTTCATCGGCGTGGGCCGGTTCCGCCCGGAGAAGGGCGGCACGAACGGCCGGTTCAAGATCGAAGAAATCAAGTGGCAGGATAACCGCCAGCTTGCAGCGTAATCGCCACGCCACGCTTCGCCCCGCATCTCGGCGCAACGCTCCGCAACGCAACGCAACGATTCGTTTGTCTCCCGTTTCCCGCGCACCGCACCACGCCTCAACTCCTCGCCATGACACGCCGCGCACCGCCACGCCACTCTCCGCAACGTCTCCCACAAGGAACCCACAATGAACGTCACGCAATCCCTCTCCGCTGAATGCCGCGCCCTGGCCGACCTGTTCGCGGCCACGCCGGTTGGCGGCACCGTCACCTATGCCGCCATGTCGCAGGCCATCGGCCGCAGCATCGCGGAGCGCCGGTATCTCGCCATCCGCGCCATGCAGGTCGCCACGCGCGAAACCGGCGCCATCTTTGGCAGCGTGCGCGGCACCGGCTACATGCGGATGCAGCCGCAAGACGCCCACATGCTGGGCGCCCACACGCGGGGCCGCATCCGCCGCAGCGCCAAGCGCGCCGCCGACGCGATCATTGCCGCGATCCAGTCTGCGAACGACATGCCCGACGATGCCAAGCGCAAGGCCTACGCCGAGGTCAACGCGATGGCGCTGGTGCGCCACATCACCACGGACAAACAAGTTACCGCCGCCAGCCCCGAGGCCAAGGCCGAGCCGGTGGGGATCACGATGCGCCGGTTTGCCCAGCAGATCGGCGCGGTTGGGTAACTTCGCTTTGCGACTTTCCGCCGCGCTCCGCCACGCTTCTCGCCACAACGCGCCGCGCCTTTACGCATCGCTGCGCATCGCATCTTAG